AGAAGGTGGCCAACACCTTCCTGATGATCCTCAAGAACCAGCTCGTGATGGGCAAGATCACGAGTTCCGAATACAGCGAGGAATTCGGCCAGAAGAAGATGCAGATCGGTGATACCCTCACCGTTCGACGCCCTCCGTCGTTCGTTGTGAGCGACGGCCCGACGTTCAAGAATCAGGACGTCGTGGTCGGTTCGGCCACCGTCAAGATCGACAAGCAGAAGCATATCGGGTTCACCTATTCGGATCTCGAACGCGCCCTGTCGGTCGATAACGCGCTGGAAGACGCCACGCTCAACGCCAAGATGGCCGCGCTCGCGCAGCAGATCGACAGCGACGGCATGGCACAGGTACTCAAGTTCTCGCAGTGGGTCGGCACGCCGGGCCAGGTGATCAACTCGGCGATCGACTTCAACGAGATGCCGAAGCGCCTGGACAACCTCGCGGTGCCGCAGACCGATCGTAACGCGGTGCTGGCGGTTGATGACTGGTGGGCAACTGCAGGCTCGTTCACCGGCAACAACTTCTTCGACAATGACATCACGAAGAGCGCGTTGCAGCGGGCACGTCTGCCGATGCTGGGTTCCGTCCAGCCGTATATGTCGCAGAGCGTCCTTGCTCTTACCACCGGCACGCGTACGGCTTCCGGCGTTATCCAGGTCAATGGCGCGTCGCAGAACGTCGATTACTCGACGGTTCGTGACACCTACGTTCAGAACCTTAACATCAAGGGTCTGACCGTTGGCTGGACGATCAAGGCCGGCGAGGTGTTCAGCATCGCGGGTGTGTATGCGGTGAACCCGCGCACGCATCAGGCGATGAACTATCTGCAACAGTTCGTCGTCATGTCGGACTTCACTGCTGCGGCTGCTACCGGCACCATTTCGGTGTCGTTCCCGATCATCATTCCCGATGCATCGGATACCACGACCGCCCGCACGAACACCGCGTTCTCCACGTGCAACTCAGCGCCTGCGGATTCGGCGGCTATCACGTTCCAGGGTGTGGCCAGCACGCCTTATACCCAGAACGCCGCCTTCCATAAGTCGGCGATCCAGTACGTGTTCGTGAAGCCGCCCCGTCCGCACACCGGCGAGTTCGAATATGCCACTGATCCGGAAACGGGCATCAGCATTCGTCTGTGGGCATTCTCGGACGGCAGCGCCGACACGCACGCCTACCGCGCGGACGTGATCTACGGCGTCGAGAATCTCGACCCGCGCCTTGGCACGCGCGGCAGCGGCCTCGCCTGATCGAACTAAGCAGGGGCGTCTTTCGGGGCGCCCCTGTCTGTTGACGGAAAGGCTGAACCCATGACGGTCAAGAAGTTTCCCGGCTGGCGCTGGGGCAAGGATCATCCCGAAGGCGCGATATTCGAGTCCGAGGATGACGTGCCCAAGGGCTATGTCGATGATCCCAATTTGCTGAAGGTTGCCCCGGAAGGGGAGAAGGCCGAACGCGCACGCCTCGCTGCCGATCTGAAGGCGAAGGGCGTGAAGTTCTTTGCCGGCGCGACCACAGAGAAGCTCCGCGAGCTTCATGCGGCCAATCTGGACTAATCAGTGACTATCGCGAGCGCGATCATCTTCTCGGCTCTCCGGGAGTCGAACCTGATTGGCGTGAACTCCACGCCGACAACGGGTCAGTCGAATGAGGCGCTGTCGCGGCTGAACGCGATCGTCGCGTCTGTGTTCGGCTATGAAGTCGGCGAAAAGCTGGCGGATTGGCCAGTCGGTGTCGTTGGGGTGACGTTCTGCGGACCGACCTTCTGGTCCGAACTTCACTGGCGGAGGCCGCATTCGAACGTGCGTCTTGTCGTCCATCATGACCAGACCGAAACGATCATATTGCCCTCGCAACCGGATGATGGCGCGCGTCTCGCGCTGATCGACGTCGGGCAGAACCTCGCCACTTATCCGATTACCCTTGATGCTGACGGGCGAAGGATCGAGGACGCAACAAACCTCACCCTCGATACCGATGGCGAAAGCAGGGCTTGGCTGTACCGCGCCGATCTGGGCAACTGGATCAGGATCGACAGCCTGACCGCCGACAGCGAATTGCCCATTCCGCCGGAATATGACGACGCGTTCATCACTATGCTCGCGATGCGTCTGAACCCGCGATACGGACGCCAGATCACGCAGGAAACCGCGACCGCGATGGAGCGGTCGATGAACCAGCTTCGCGCGCGTTATGCGCAGCGTGTGGTGACCCCGGCTGATATCGGCGTCCTGCGGCCCACGGTACAGGTCTACAACGCCAATCTCTACTGGCCGTATCGTAACACCGGCCTGGGATGGATGGGCTAATGGTCGCCATACCGCTCGGTCGATCCGACTGGCGTCGCGGCGTTGCCAAGGAGCCAGAACTACGGTTCGTCAACCGCTATTACGAGACGAATCCAGCCGATCAGACGTCGCAAGCTGCGCTTCTGTCCCGACCGGGGCTTCGCCGGTTCATGTACGTTGGAAACGGTCCTATTCGCGGCATCTATTCGCAGCCTGGTAGCTTCAACGACGCGTCGTTCGTCGTCTCTGATGACGTGTGGTGGCGCGTGGATCGCAATGGCACTGCCACGGCCCTTCAGACTGGCCTCAATCCGGGTACTTCTGCGGTCAGCATGGCCGGAACCGGGAACATCGGTGACACGCCCGAATACATGTTCCTCGCCGATGGCCGAAACCTCTGGGTCTATGTCGAGAACGGCTACGCGAAGGGCACGGTAAGCGGCTCTCCCGCGAACAACGACGTAATCCGGATCAACGCGACCTATTACAAGTTCACCAGCGGGTCGGTGAATGCTGGCGCGCCGGCCGGAACCAATGCCAATCCTTGGCTGGTTGCTTTGGGTGCAAGCGATCCATTTTCATGGGCCAATTTCGCCGCTGCGATCGGTGCATCTGGGACAGCAGGAACGGATTACAGCACTGCACTGACGATCAATACCGATATCGTCGTGATCGCCGCGTCCTCCACGCTCGTTTCAGTCCAATCAGTCCTGATTGGCGCGCTCGGCAACGGCATTGTCACCACGGAGACGGGTGCTTCTATTGCGTGGACCGCTGGAACGCTGACCGGGGGCGGAACTCCCACTGTAACTACGGTCGAGACGCCTGATGACGTCGGCGTGATCTCGCTCGGGTATATTGCCTCTTATGTCGTGGTGATCCCGTCTCAGGGTGAGGGCGTCAACGGTCGGTTCTTCTGGATACAGCCGGGCGAGACGACGATCGACCCGCTCAATTTCGCGACGGCCGAGCGCGCCCCTGACCCCATCTTCTCCGTTGTCGTGTTCGGCGATCAATTCTGGTTGCCGGGTTCGAATACGACGGAGGTCTGGTACTTCACAGGGAATGCCGACAGTCCCGTCCTTCGGATGCAGGGCGTCGCGTTCGATCGCGGGACATGGGCAGGAACGGCGATCCAAGTGAAAGAAAGCATGATCACCGTCGATTCTGACGGCGGTGTTTTTCAAATTGCCGGTGGCATCGAGCGGATCAGCAATCCCAGCGTGGAAGAGCGGATTCGTGAGGCGATTGCCTATCAGGCCAAGGTTTCCGGAGACGTCTGATGCTGCAATGGGCTGACACGTTCAACCGCTACGGCACGAACACGGCGCTGATGCTCAATGGCATTTATGCCGAAGTGCACAATGCAACTCTGATCGCCGATCCTGATCCGACTTCGACACAGAAGGTTCTACATCACGTCCCGAACCTCGACTTCAACGAGTTGTATCGCTTCGCATTTCCCGGCGGTTCTAAGGCCACGATGGGCTTTCAGACCAACATCTGGTGCGACCAGCTTCCGACGCTTGGAAGCGCTATTCCCGGATGGGAATTTCGCGACAGTGCCAACGTTGCGCAAGTCTCCATCTCGATTGAAACGACCGGCGCAATGTCCATCCGCAGAGGCGGGGTGAATGGCACTGTCCTCGCTACCACCACTGTTCCTGTGGTTACTGCGAACGCATGGCATCGCATCGAAGCCAAGGCGACGATCAATAGCGCGACCGGCGCTGTAGAAATCCGTGTCAACGGCAGTTCCGTCTTGACCATCACAGGGGCTAATACTCAATCGAGCGCCCTCGCCTCATCTGCCCAAATCGCCTACAGCAAATCCTATTCAGGCGGGATCACCACCTCACACAAGAACTTCGCGGTGTGGGACACGACCGGCACCTATAACAACAATTTCCTTGGGTCCGTCCAGATGACGGACATCGATACGAACGCCGATACCAGCCTGACATGGACGCCTTCTACCGGAGCCGTGGGTTGGTCGATCCTGGATAACAACCCCCCGGTCGATACGACATATCTTTCGGCGGCCAGTGTGCTGTCGAATATTTTCGGATTGGGCAATCTGCCGGCCGACGCGACCAGCGTTAAAGGGCTCGTCCTCGTTAATCGCTCGTGGAAGATCGACGGCGGCGACGGCAACACTCAGATGGGCATCGTCTCGGGGGCCAGCACGGGGCTTGGCACTGACCGCCCGATCACCACGGCCCCGACTTATTGGTGGGACGTGATGGAGGTAGATCCCGCGACAGCCGTCCCATTTACGCCAACCGGTTTCAACGCAGCCTCTCTCAAGCAGTCTCGGACTGTCTAAATGGTCGCGACTGCCGAGATCAGGGCTTCTGGCGCATATGTCACGTCGCTGACCGGAACGTCGAATGCCATCATGGCCAGTCAGGCGTTCGTGCGCGTCCTCTACAATATCCCGACAATCGGGGTTCAGGCATCATCGGCTTACGTCACAACGCTGATGCAGACATCGAACGAAATCCGCTCATCGGCTGCATATGTAACCGTGCTGTGGCGGGGGCGCGTTGCCCAGCCGCAATTGCGCGCGTGGACCTATACGATGGACGGGCACGACTTCTACGTCCTTCGCCTGGGCGACTTCACCACACTGGTTTACGACACATTCTCAAAGCAATGGTCTGAATGGCGCGGGGCTGATCTGCCGTTCTGGCGCGCCAATACAGGAATGAACTGGATTGGCGGCCAGAAATTCGCGACGGACTATGGCTCTAATGTGGTCGTCGGGGATGATACGTGGGGGCTGCTTTGGTTCCTCGATCCGCTTCTGCCCTATGATGAAGCTCCCGATAGCGAAGCACCGGCGCAGCAAATCCCGTTCGACCGCGTGGTCAGCGGGCAAGTCACCCTTCGGGGTCGCGATTCCGTGCCGTGCTATGGGATATTTCTGGCGGGCGATAATTACGGCCTGACAGCAACCGATTTCACACCGGGGGTGACGTTGGAAACGAGCGACGACGACGCGCGCACGTTCGACAATCAGGGCATGATCACCGTCCCGGCTGATTATGAACAGCAAGACCCATACGAATGGCTGTCGCTCGGCCTGATGAGTTCACCCGGACGTATCTTCAGGATCACCGATAACGGCGTGTTCACGCGCATCGACGGCATGGACATGAACGACAATGCCGGGTGATCTCCAGCCGCTCGCCCAGAACTTCCAGATCGTTGACGGCAACGGTTTCCCGACGCCGTACTTCATCAAATGGGCTCAGCAGCGGCAGATCGACATAACCGCCGGGATCACGGCGGCACAGGCTCAGACGCTTATTGATGATTGGGCAGCTAGTCGCTCCGTCATCGCTGGCGCGGGGTTGTCGGGTGGCGGCACGCTGGCGGCCAATCGCACGATCGACGTCAACGCTGGCACGGGCATAACAACTGCCGGGGATGCTGTAGGACTGACGAATACCGCTGTCACGCCGGGCTCATATACGAGCGCCAATATAACGGTGGACGCTCAGGGGCGGATTACAGCGGCGGCAAACGGATCGGGTGGTGGGGGAGGTGGGACGCCGGTCGTCAGGGCAAGCAAGATAAGCTCGTCCAGTTCAGCTTCATATACAATCACATGGCCGACTGGAACTCTGGCAGGCGACACGGTCCTTTTCTTTGGCGGACACGGGTTCGGAATCAATCTGCCCGCTGGATGGGTGCAGCTAAGCAATCTGACGGGCGCTAATTTCAACGGAGCGGTCTTCTCCCGCGTCCTGTCTAGTGCGGATATCACAACCGGCAGCGTGACGGTTACGACAGCCGGTGCCTATAATGGCGTTGTCTGCCTTGTTACCTTGATCGGCCTTTGCCAAGTCCGGGGCGCCCCGGCAGCGTCAAGGAATGGCACCGGCTCCGCTACGGTCATTCTGGCAAGTGATGGCATGCCTCAAACTACCGATCTTGCGCTGTATTTCGGAAGCAATCGCAGCACGCCAGGTTCCACCGATACCGTGTCGCTCGGGGCGGCATTGCAAACCGTGACCGCCACGGAAGCAAGCGGGGTGTTGACTGGCGCATCCCCGGCAGGGGCGGGCGGGGTGACCGCCACATTCAGCTACAGCACCGCTGGTACGGGAAATTATCAGGCCATCGTGGCCATGTACAAATGATCCACCTTCATCGGCTTCACACTTCAGTGCCGATAGAAACTCTCCTAAAGCGCCCGGAAATAGCCTCGCTCGATCACGGCTTCGACGCCCCTGGCTGGATCGCAAACCCAAGCAACATCGCCCTTACTGACGGCGCTAGTGTGGGCCTGTTCGGCGACAGTGGCGCAAAGGTCTTTGACGCGCACTGGCTGTTCATAGCGCGGGGTAGGGAAGCCCTCGATCTAGGCGCCGACATGCTGGCGGCGATGTTCGATCTCTACGGCGCTCGCGTTATCAAGGGAATGATCCCAACGGAGCGCAAGGCGTCGCGCTGGTTCACCCGCAAGCTTGGGTGCCGTTCGCTGGGCATAATTGAAACGATCAGAGGGCCGCACGAGCTGTTCATGCTCGCCCGCGCCGACTTCGAAAGGTGAATTAATGGGCAGTCTCGTCAGC